TGATACTCTTTTCAACCATTCAATGAACAATTGTTTTATATTTAAATATATTTAAGCATAATGATGTTACATTTAAGTATATTGATGTCCGTTAAAACCGATCACCCCTCTATGTTGTACCAAATTGTTCCTCATAAATGAACGGCTTGTCAATAAAGGTTTCACTTTATTTTTCCACAAAACATAGCTCCACAAAGGTTGATCACGATGACTTAAACTATAAGGAGAATATATATCCCAAAAATCTTCAAATGTTTGTTGCAATTTCTTATTGTTTGGATCATACATAAAAACGCAGTTTTCAGGCATTGTGACTTTGTTTGGAAAATCATGATCACTCATATATATTTTAGTGACTTCACATCGTTCTTTTGTATCTTTTTTTTGTTTATATATTTCTATCAGTTCTTCATACGCACATCTACTGTGTGGTTGTTGTAAAATACTACTATCTTGATTTAACATTTTTTGTGCGATATCCGTCCAATCAACATTTGTTTTAGGGCATAAATAACAATCACAATAAACAATGATATCATATTCAGTATTCATGACGTCCTTGATAAGTTTCCATCCCATGAACTTTGGGTACCTCGATTTTATGATGTTTGACTTGACGTGTTTCAAATGTTCACTTACATTGATAATTTCCCAACTTGTATTGAAAAGTTCTTTTGAATAATTGGTAAATAATAAATAATCACACCCTGCAACTTTATCAAATCTTGTTGGTTTGTCGCTTGCCTCATAATTATCTCCAAATAAGCTGGTGACAAAACATATTTTCATTGTATGATTTGCTTGACCACTCGTTGGGGTATATTTATTACGAATAAAAAGAGTTTCTTTTTCAATCAAAGTATTATCAATATCTTTATTTGTGACTTGATTTTCATGATGAACGTTAACCATATATGGTTTGGAATTGTGTAGAAAAATCGGAGCGTCATATATAGCATTGATACGAAAGTAAAGTTCACAGTCCATGTACCATTTTATGTTTACATCAAATCTTTCTGAAACAGACTTATGTATTGTGAGACAACTAGGACAACCAATTTTATTACAAAAAATAATATCATGACTGAAACGTGGGTGATGTAAATAATAAAAATCTTTGTGGTTTTTTGTGTGAATATAACTATGAACTAACCATTTCTTTTCACTGTGTTGTTGAAATTCATGTACAATCTGTTGAATGACATCTTCATGAAATAAGTAGTCGTCCATAAATAAGATTTTTATATACACTCCTTGACAATGATCGATCGCATTATTTATATTCTGCGAAATATTTCCTTTATGGTGTGGATTATGTACGTATTTTATTGGATATTTATGCGATGAAAACTTTTTACATACATCTTTGATGGTGTCATCTGACGCATGATCTGATATTACGATTTCTATATTCTCGTAAGTTTGCTTCATGATTTGATTCAAGTTTCTAGTTAAAAATTCAGGTCCTTTTCCATTTGCTTCGTATGTAGATATTGCGATTGATACCAATTCTACCATATAAAGGTAGTATTGTATTTGTGTTTAAATAGTATATGTTTGTTTTTACATTATATGTGTGTTAATTTTGTTCCATTTTTTCAAGAACAAATCCTCCGTATTTTTGTCGCTTTGAGCAGGACCAAACCATGTACTTGGGTAATAAACACGATTTTCATTTTCATTCATATAAGCACCCCACCAACTAAAACTACTATTTGCGATAATGTTGTGCTGACATAAACTCATGACAAGCAATTGGACCCAATCTTCAAAGTCATGATTAATTTCCGTAAAAGTTAATTTTGAAAACTGTGCTTTCAAGTTCTGAATGTGGTTTTGAACTTCTTCTTTATTTTGTTTTTCAAAAAAACATAAGACGTTCCAGTCGTCTTTTTGTGTATCGCGAATCAACGCATGAAGAGCATTAATATAATATTCCAGTTTCATCACAGGGTGATGTTGTTGTATATGTTTGTAATCACCAATGCGAAAGTGCAACGAAATAGTGGACTGGAAAAAGTCTATATGGAATTTTTGTTTTATTTCTTCTTGTTGCTTCTTCAATTGAATCATATTGAATATGGTGTGTTTACTATCTTCAAAATACTTGGATGATTGAAAATAACCCATCAATTTAGTATTTTCATTTTTGGGAAATTCAGGTATAGAATTAAAATGAAAACATGGTTCTCTGTAAACACGCGTTATTGTATAATTGTCTTTTTGAAATATAGATAATCGCTTCAAAAACCTGTCCCAATAAAAAGGACGATCTTTACGTGTGGGTGTATTTTTTCTCTCGAAGTAAAATGGTTGTTTCATTTGAATAGATGTATGAATCAACGCAAATATTTGAAATAATTGATTACCAAGACCACCCATAATTTCAATTGTTATCATAAAAAATAATATATAAGATACTATTTAATCCTTTATATTAATTATCTAACATCAAATGATCATAGTTAATTATTTTTTTTTCAATGTCGCTATACTCATTTGCCAATTGAGTAACTGTGCGTGGATAAGAAATATACCATTTGTCTTTTTTCTGTAGTTGAATCCAATTCACATCTATAGCATTGATTCCATTTGATGGGTCTTTAATTAATTTACTTATACCTTCCTTTATATTTTCAATCATTGTATCATAATAATGATTTTTTACAACATACCCAGTTGTCGTATAGCTAAGAGAAATTCTTAATATATTATTTGTGATTATTTCAACAGGGGGGCGTAAATTTCCGGCCAATAAATAGACGTCAAAATCTGAAATATTCTCTATAAACTCTTTATGAAGAGACTTAAATTTAGGAATATCCGTGAAGTGAATATCATCTTCAATAATGACAATGTATGGCAAGTTTTTTTGCTTTGCCATTTGTAATAATCTCAAATGACTCATAGAACAACCAACGCGCCCACTTTTCGTTTTAACTGCATTAAAACGCTCATATTTCCAACCTAATAATTCCAACTGACTTTCAACACGTGTTCTACGATCCGTTCGTGACTCTAAGTTTATATAATATACATGTTCCATTTTATACTAGATATAGTATTTTTGCTTTAAATTATTTCTAAACTTTGGTAATTCTCAACAAAACAACAATCCCATATTTTCCGCCTCTATGCTGTGTTCATGAACATCATAGAATAGATCCATTTGTTCTTGCGAACGAAAACGAAAACTGAAATGTTTATTTTTGTCTTGCCTTCCAATGCGCCCAATACATTGAATGATTTTCTCTTGGCTCATATGTTTCATATCCTTTCCCAAATAACAATGGCTAAACTGATAATTCGTACCATAGATGTAATCGCTATTGGCAATAATCAGATACAACGACTTTTGTTCAGCCAATTGTTTCATGATTTCCACATAACGATTGTTTTCTTCCCCAATATCCACATTTTGGGATGCGTTCGTACAAGGCATGATTTCATTGGAAAACACCCCAATACCCATGAGCAACAATATTTTATACAATGCGTGAATCGTATACAATTCCATGACGTTTTGGATTGAACCATCATCCACGTGCGACGTATATACATCACATTTATCGTATTCTAGGGTAGGATCTTGTTTCCATTTTTGAAAGTGATCTCGGGTATTTGGTTTGTAGACATTTTCCACGTGAAGTTCGTGTATTTGGGATTCAAGGGCTTGAATTTGTCGGTGAAGTTCCATGATGGGCGCGGGAAATCGCATATTTTCCATGACCTTTTCATTTTCCTTGTATTTTTCTATTTTATCTTCATAATCTTTTCGTTTTTTGCTCAATTGTTCCGAAATGGTTGTATTTTTGTCTATTTTAGTTTGGATCTGGCTCAATAAAGCCGGATCCATTTTTGCCATATGAAGCAAATACTTACATATGTTTTGCACTTGATCGCATATATACAAAGTTGGTCCATTTGTCAAGCTTGACGCGTGATTTGTTGTCAAATTACATCCCAATTCTTCGTGTGGTTTCGTGGAAAGGGGATGCATTTCTAAAAAGGCATCACGACATTGTTTCCATACATTGGAATCCATAGAACGCAAACATTGTTCGTAATTCTCTTTAATAGTACATATATCAAAAGACTCCATGTTTGTGAAATAACTAGATACCCAAGTGGAATCTATATGTTTGTCATAATACAAGATGAACCGCACACATTCATGGCAATTGTAAAATTTATAATATTTCTTTCCATGGAAATCCAAGAAAGTCATCATTTTGTCATAATCCTCAAAATACATATGAGGCATCAAAATGTTACCATACATATCATAGACGTTCAAATTTGTCAAGTGATCGTAGGATTCAATATATTCCACACGAGAATTCGGAAATTTGTTTACAAATCCTTGTATCGTGGATTGAAGTTTCTCTTGTTTCGGCAAGGTCGCGCACGAAAATACCACATTTGGAATAGTATTGATGGTCCAGTTGTGTTTTATTTTTTCGTGAAGCATGTGTCCTTTCACATCTAATCCAATGGTAGGTTCATCCCAAAACAATATTGTCTTTTCTTGAGGATGAAACGCTTTCATATACAACATGGCACATTCGAAGGATACCAAATCACATATCATGATTTCCACTTTTGTGCCATCGCTATGATCGGGGAGTTTTCGGTGGTGGACTTGTTTGTATCCATTGATTGCGTTATAATTCAAACGAATGTTATCCACATCACTACAACCAAATGCAAACCCAATCTTCTTCTTCAAGAAGTATCCACTTTTGGCCAAACTAAGACCAATGTGTTTAGACGCGCATACAAACAATACCTTATACTCATTTGTCAATGCAAGGGGGCTCAGCGTTTTTCCAGAAGAAGTAGGCGCACAATAAAAGACAAATTTGGGTTTATCTGGATGGGTTTTGAATATTGTAAAGATCTCTTTTTGATGATCGTACAATGTGTATTTAGAATGTTTAAATATATCATTATGTTCTACGTATTTTGATATATTTTGAAGAATCTGATAAGAAGAAATGTCTTTCAAGAAATTCTCTAGGAGTTGAGTCAATACAAGGGAAAAGGAGTGATTCAATTCATCTTTGTAAATACGATGACAAGTATATATATTAAACAAGACCAATCCGTATTTTTTATCGGTTTTATAGTGATGACTCTTTTGTATGATTTTTGACAATGCCTTCACTTCGCGCAATAGAACGAACTCCATGATTTTATCGTCAAATTTCTCTTTTTCAAACAATAGGAGGGAGTTGTTCATTTTGATTTGATCCGATTTTGATATGGGTTTCTCGCCTTTTTGATGTTTTTTAGCATATAGGGTTAAACAGTGATCTAGTTGTAGCACATTATTTTTATTGTATTTTTTCAGTTTATCGCAAAATATGGTTTGAAATATAAATCTGTCAAATTCTCCTTTGATGTTTAAAAAACTTCGCACACATGGATACGGAACATATGATGATTCAAGGTCTTCGTACCCCTTATTGATCATTGTTAAAATGTTTTGTTCTTTTTCGCTTGTAATAGGAGATTCCATTTTGGTCCATTCTTCTTTGGTCAATTTGGTTTGATTCAAGAAGTTCATAGTTAGTTTGTCTTTCTTTTTTATGATTCATTTGAATCAATTTTATTTATATTTTAAAATATCATTTTCACATCCTTGTGTTGGAAATAATTGATTTCCGTAGATTTCTTGTAATAATAACCACTCAAAAAGACCGCCTCCGTACATTTTAACATTAAACAACCCCAATTGACATAATTGCTTAAACTTTTTATATACCGTCTCATCTCGATAATTTTTACCATAGACAATGACATTTGCCTTTTTTTTATAACGTATACAGTCATTTATTTGTTTTTCTTCTTCTTCAATACTTAAAGTACATTGAATCAAACAATGTTGGTGCTGTTTATGTAGTGTGCTAATGAGCAAAAACGGCTCCACATTGGACATATTGCTTATTTTATCTTGTAATGTTTGACAATCACAAAAAGATGTACTTTGTTGATTTCCCATGAAATAAATATATAAGATGTATTTAATTAAAACGAACTATTATTTCAACTTTTTCCTGACGAAATGTTTTTATTGCGTTCATGGATAATTCTTCCCGTTTTTTGCGACTGTTGTTGGAGGAAGTATTTCCTCCTTTTGTTTGTTTGCGACTTTTTGAAATGCTATTGTTTTCATTCATATCTTTTTCAATTTCATCATAATGTGCTTCAATGTAATCAATAATATTATTTTCCAACGCCCATTTGAAGAAATTCATTTGACCGATGGTCGTTTCAAAACAATATATGCTATTTTCTTCAATCGGTACTCGAATACGGTCCCATCTACAAAAAGGATCAAACCTTTTCTTACTATAGGCTTTTAGCTTTAACTTATAGTCTTCGTATACCTTAAAGCGGGGATTTTTATTGGTACTAATCATGGTAAAGTTCTTTTTAGAATAGTTAGTAGAAAACCAATCTACAATACGCAATGATATGTTTGAAGTTCCGTTGATAATCGATAGCATTTTTTGAAGTAAGTTGTTACTATAATAAAAATCAAGTAATTTGGTCAATAAGATGTCATTTTGACTGGTTAATGTTGTATTCATTTGAGGTGCTTTACAAAAAAAGGTTTAAGTATTTTAAAGTTATAATTAATATGTTTTGTATATTAGAAAAATAAAATTGAATCCAATCTTTTCATATAATCCTATATATAGTTATATGTGTGCGTCCATATCTCCCATTCGGTCCAAACAACGACAAATCAAAAAAGACTCATTATGGTCTTTTGAAAATACGCATCGTTCCATGACATTTCAAAATGAATTTAGTAAATATTATTGCACGATTCATATATCCGTTCAAATTCTGGCGGACGGTTGTTTCATGGTATCTTATGTGAATGAATATGAAATACATCCGCCATGTTACGAAATGGAAATCTTACACCCCCTTTATTTCAAAGCAAAGAACGAACAAGACGACAGTATTTTGGAGGGTATTATTGTGGATGCGAATCCAATTACATATCACATGATTAATTGTTTATTGAGTGACGAAACATGTGAATACAATAACGAATGTCGTCCCTTTTCCCAATATTGCGCCCAAATCATGAGAGCACTTGTGGAACTAGAGTTTTAATTTATGAATCCGTTTTCACGATTTTCATTTGTTTGGATTGTTTAAAATACTCGTGATTTTCGTTCCTACGTTGAAGATTACACTTTAAACAAGATATACACGTATTTGTCGCATAATGTCCCAATAGATTGTTAAATCGTTCCAAGGACCACTGTTTTTTTTCATTTTTATTTTTATAGATTAATATCAAATCTTCTTGACAATAATAACACTTTAAGCGCGAATCCACTAATTTTTCAAGCAATTCGTCATAGGAAATATGCTGAGACTCATCATAACGATTCTTTTTCTTATCTTGACTCTTATAAGAGGCGTGTTTCTTTTTGATATCTTGTCGTATCATTGCATTATAAGAAAAATCAATATTTTGGAGAAATTGTTGTAAATAAGTCCATTGATTGGAGACGTTGTATATTTCGTGTTGTGGATTTTCTATATTCTTTTTCAACCACGGGTCATCAAAGTTTATTTGTTTCATTTATATTCAAATGATAAAAATATTGTTTAAACACTTAAAGATATATCTATGTAATATGAGTTCGTCCAAAGAGGATAACAACAAAGAAGCACATAAAGCATGCAAAGAATACAATTCGTTAAAATATAAAACAATGATGATGACGGGTACAAATATGGATACAAAAATTGAAAATGAAGCATCCGAAGAAAAAATTAATTCTTTTTTGATGAAGGAAATGGATTCGCGTAAAAAACAACCATGGAATAAACTCACAAAAACCGACAAAATCAAAAAAATAAAACACTATATTGAAACCCAGTTGAAAGAAGAATATCAACTCACGCCCAGTGAATGCAAACTAGCACAAAAGTATATGACAAATTTAATTGAAAGAAAAAAGCTGACCAAGAACTCGGAATTGGATTACGACGAAGAAAGTGGTTTTATTGGAAATATCCACATCATTTTGTTTAACAATACAATTCGAAAATTCACCTTAAATAAAGATTTTAAAACATCTGCGAAAAAGAAACCGAATCCCCGTAAAACAATCAAAAAAGTAAAACCAGATGAAGTAAAAACGGAGGAAGTAAAACCAGATGGAGTAAAATCAGATGAAGTTGAAATTAAAATTGAAAACGAAGTTAAAGTATAGTCAAGTATACACTATAGATGAACGTACAAGAACAAAATGATTTTAGACACTCTTTAGAAGAAGGTATTACAAGTTTAATGGAAAATATGTCACCTTTATCCTATCATGATTATCATTTTGATGACTATTTGAAAAAAGAGGTATTTGTAGCTTTTGAAGATGTTATGAGTGAAGAGGAGTTTAATACTTATTATGATGAAGTCATTGAAGATATTTTCTTACAAAACAAACTCATAAAACGTTCCTATGTATGGTCGGACCAGCGTTTTGATGGGGTTCGGGATTATGAAACTCAAATTCAATATTTGAAGGATGTTCCTCAACCCGCCCAAAAAACACCCGAGTGGTATACCTTTCGCAAAAAACATTTAACGGGAAGTAATATTTGGAAATTATTTTCTACACCTGGTGCACGCAATCAACTTATTTATGAAAAATTAGCCCCATCTTCAAGCAATGTATCAAGAAATAATTTGAGCGAAGGTCCTTTGAATTGGGGTCATAAATATGAACCTCTTTCTATTTTGTTCTATGAATATTATAACGATATAACCGTCGAAGAATTTGGTTGTGTTCCTCATAAAGATATTCCATTTCTCGCCGCTTCTCCGGATGGAATTGTCACCTCTAAAAAAAATAACGGGCGAATGGTAGAAATTAAAAATGTGGTTTCTCGTGAGATTACAAAAATACCTAAAATGGAATATTACATTCAAATGCAACTCCAAATGGAAGTTTGTGAATTGCCAGATTGTGATTTTGTGGAAACAAAATTTTTAGAATATGAAAATGAAAGTGAATTTTATAAAGACAAATACAACATTACCAAAGGCATGATGATGGTGTTGGTGAAAAACAATGAATCCTATATTTATGAATATGCGCCTTTGTTTCAAAATCAAGAATCCAAATTGAATACATTTATGGAAAGCGTGTATGAAAAATATAGTCTATGTTCCCCAACCTTAGAACATGATGGTATTCGATGGTTTAAAAATGTATATTGGAAATTAGACATTTATTCTTGTGTTTATGTTCCACGCAATCCACTATGGTTCAAAGACGCACAACCCATTATGAAAGAAACGTGGGACTTGATTTGTCAAGAACAAGAAATAATAGATTCTCACATGAAATACAAAGCCAAACCCAATAAAGCAAAAACACCAAAAGAACCAAATACGCCTCCCATTCAAGTGATTCATTTATAAACCAGGTATTTGATCGATTTCATATTTATAAATAAGGAATATGAAATGGATTTAAAAATACAACATAATATTAAATATGACAAGTTCATTCAACATGAATACTATAGACATGTATGTAACAAAACGCAACAACGAACACGAAGTATTGAATTACAAAAAAATCTTAGAAAGAACCAAAAAAATAGGCGAAAAGTGTCATATTGAAATCGATTATACCATGTTAATCAACAAAGTAATGGACCAACTTTTTAATTATATAAAAACCTCAGAAATAGATGAACTCATGTGTGAGCTATGTGCCTCTTTGGGTACAACGGATTATCATTATTATATATTGGCAAGTGCCCTTTGTATATCTAACCACCAAAAAGAAGTGTCTTCGGATTTTTTAAACAATTATAAAGAAATATACAACAACAATGAAGGATATTTGAGTCAATCTTTTTTAAACATTGTCACAAAACACGAAAGCGCTTTTATTTCTTTTTTGGATGATGATCGCGATTATGAAATTGATTTTTTTGGATATAAAACATTGGAACGAGCGTATTTAATGAAAAAAGATGATAAAATTAGGGAACGTATTCAACATCTTTGGTTACGAGTGGCCGTTCAAATTCATGGAGACAATTTGGAAAAAATCAAAGAAACGTATGATGGGTTGTCAAAGAAATATTTCATTCATGCCACCCCTACTTTGTTTAACGCAGGCACAAAACGCCCGCAATTGAGTTCGTGTTATTTGATTGCCATGGAAGATGATTCTATTCAAGGTATATTCAATACCCTACATGATTGCGCGTCCATTAGTAAATGGGCGGGTGGGATCGGCATGCATATTCATAATATTAGAGCCAAAAATACAAAAATCATTGGAACCAATGGAAAATCGAATGGAATTGTTCCCATGTTAAAGGTGTTTAATAATACCGCACGATATGTAGATCAAGGTGGGGGTAAACGAAGTGGTAGTTTTGCGATTTATTTGGAACCATGGCATGCAGATATTGAAGATTTTTTAGAGCTCCGTAAAAATCACGGAGATGAAGAAATGAGGGCGCGTGATTTATTTTATGCACTTTGGATCCCAGATTTATTCATGGAAAAGGTAGAAAAAGACGACTATTGGTATTTGATGTGTCCGAATCAATGCCCCGGTTTATGTGATGTTTATGGAAAAGAATTTGAAGAACTATACAACACTTATGTGAATGAAAACAAATACAATAAACGCATTAAAGCCCGTGAGTTGTGGTTTCGGGTATTGGATAGTCAAATGGAAACCGGAACACCTTATATGTTGTACAAAGATGCGATTAATCAAAAGTCCAATCAACAAAATGTGGGCATGATTAAATCATCCAATTTGTGTTGCGAGATTACGGAATATAGTGATGATCAAGAAACCGCCGTTTGTAATCTCGCAAGTATTGCTTTGCCACAATATGTGAAACAACGAATCTTATTTGACAATCCAAATCATATTGTGATTTATTCAAAAACAAAATGTAAATATTGTAGAATGGCGAAAGAAAAAATGGATGAATTTGGATTAACCTATGAAGTGGTTGTACTTGATGATGATGAAACACGACGCGAGTTTTACGACTCTCAAAGCAAACAATTAGATAAAGTTATTCAGAGTGTTCCACAAATTTTCGTCAATGATAAACATGTGGGAGGATATCAAGATCTTAAAAAACACCTTATTCATGAGTTTGATTATAATCAATTGCAACAAATCACCGAAATTGTAACCGAAAATTTAAACAACATTATTGATTGTAACTTTTATCCCACACCCAAAACATATAAAAGTAATATGAATCATCGTCCTATTGGTATTGGGGTCCAAGGATTGGCGGATACATTTGCGAAATTAGACGTTCCTTTTGATAGTGATGAAGCACAACAGATCAATAAGGATATTTTTGAAACCATTTATTATGGATCCATGCGACGAAGCAATCTATTGGCACAACAGCGAAATAGTGCTGTACTACAATTACAACAAGAATTTGTATTTGATTTGTATGCAACTATTGATGGATATTTGGAATGGTTTATTCCCTTGTTTAAAAACAATATGTATTGTAAGGAATTTATTTATTTTGAAAAGGTAAATCATGATCCTAAAATACACGAAAATGTCACACAACTATATCATCAAATGAAACCAACATTTGAAGAAATCTTTGGAAAGGTCTTTTATAAACAGTTTCTTACTTTTTTGAATAGACAAGAAAAAATCCACAAAAACAAATATACGAATTATGAATTGTATAACGAACAAAAAGAATTACTACGCAAAAACAGTCATCATGGTGCATATTCTTCTTTTGAAGGATCTCCACTGAGTGAAGGAAAATTTCAATTTGATTTATGGAATGTAAATCCATCCACTCGTTATGATTGGGATGATTTGCGAAGTTCTATTATGGAATACGGTGTACGAAACGCATTGTGTGTCGCACCAATGCCAACGGCCTCGACCAGTCAAATATTAGCAAACAATGAATGTTTTGAACCATTTACAAGTAATATTTATTCACGCCGTACCTTAGCAGGAGAATTTGTGGTTATCAACAAACATTTAATGAAAGAATTAAATCATGAAGGATTATGGAATCTGGAACTAAAAAATAAAATCATAGAGCATAAAGGATCTATTCAAAAAATAGACGAAATTCCCCAAGGAATCAAAAATAAATATAAAATTGTATGGGATATGTCCATGAAACGATTGATTGACATGGCCAAAGATCGTGGTGCTTTCATATGTCAAAGTCAATCCATGAATCTTTGGGTAGAAGATCCAAATTATAAAAATTTAACGTCCATGCATTTCTACGCATGGAGATCCGGTCTAAAAACAGGTATTTATTATTTACGACGAAAGGCAAAACATCAAGCTCAACAATTTACCATTGAACCAAATCAAACATTAAAACCCGAACTTGATGCACATCGTGAAGACGAAGACGTTTGTGAAATGTGTTCGGGTTAAGTTGTAATAGATTTCACTTTAAAGGATTTGCGATGCTGTGGAGTGTATCCGTGCAACCGAATACCATCCAAATGTTGTTTTGTTCCATATCCTTTATTTTTGGATAATTTATATTTTTCATCATAATCTGGATAACTTTCAAGTAAGGTATCAATATATAAATCTCGTTCTACTTTTGCTAATATAGAAGCAGCACTTATGGATTTGTATAAATCATCCCCCTTAATGAAGCACTGATGTTTTATTTTATAAAAAGAGTCTTCGTGAAAATAGAGAAAATCATTGAAATAATTTCCATCTACGCAAATGAAGAAATTGTCAAAAACATCTATTGTATAAGAAGGCAAAGATTCAATGTATTGTTTTATGACATTCCGTATACTTTTATGCATACTCTTTTGAGTCGCTTGAAGTATATTATAGGTATCAATTTCTTCATGAGTACAAGAATCAATGCTGTAAATCGTATTTTGTGTTTTGATATAATCATATACTTCTTTGATCTTCTTCTTTGATGTAAATTTTTTACTGTCTTTTAAACACGTTAGATCAAATGAATCATTTGGTAATATGACAGCACTTGTATAAACATCCCCAAATAAAGGACCTCGCCCAGCTTCATCGACCCCAATGATGATTGTGTTTTGATTCAACATGTCTTCCATGACTATACTATTGATTTATAAATCAATCTTTTCTATAAATCAATTTTATTTATTATTTCCAAGAATAAATATATCTATATATATATTAAAATGATTTTTAAGAATAATCTTTGCTTAGCCATTTTATTATTGGTGATTGTTATCTTATTTTCTTTCTTTTCTGAATATAGATCAAACACTTTTTTCAAAACATTAGAAGGATATGATGGTATTTCCGGTGAAGACGATCCGGCTCCGTCATGTGGTTCTCAATCGATTTCACCTGCTTGTTATAGCACCGTTTTAACTGATCCTTCTATTTATGGGTCAGATTCCATGTATTGGTCTAGTGATGATTACATAAAAAAAACAGAAATAGTTCCTCCCGTTTGTCCTGCGTGTCCCAGCGTTTTTTCAGACCATACACACGGTAATGTAAGTGATACTAGCGATTCTGATGTATCTAGTGATGCGAGTGGTTCGTCTTCGTCGGTTGGAATCATCAGTAATTCTGGAAATACATCAACTTCAAGTTCATCTTCGTCCAACACAAATGTATACAATGAAACTATTAATCAAAATTACACAAACAATAGTAGAAATAATAGAAATTCAAATAATAGAAATTCAAATAATCAAACCAATCAAACCAATCAAACCAATCAAACCAATCAAAACGTAAACTCATTTAATA